TATGCCTATCTGTGTCTGTGGGAAGGAGTTGAAGACAGATTTAGGGGCAAAACAGCACGGGGGGTATTGTAAGCAATATAAGAAGAATAAGTTGGCAGGTGGTACTGGATTAGTTGAAATTCCTGAGAATAATAAAGCTGTTGAGGATGCTCGCAAGCAATTACGGGAAGAGGTAATTCCTCTGGCTATGAGCACTTTGATGGCCGCCTTATCAGGGAATAATATGAAGGAGAGTAGGGTGAGGGCTGCTGTCCAGATTATTAAGATGGTCGGTGTCAATAAGGAGACTCCTCCTAAGGCTGAAAAGGTTACTGTCAAGTTTGGTGAGATGGATGATAATGAATTAGCTGTCGATGAGGATGAGGATGAGGGGCCTATTGAGGGTGTTGTTGACCAGAAGGTTGGTTAAATGGAAATTAATCTGCGTTTGACCCCTGATCAGGTTTTGGTTTTATATTCGAGGGCTAGGACTAAGGTTTTATTGTGCGGAAGAAGATGGGGCAAAACAAGTTGTCTTGCAGGTATTATTATTGATGGTGCGTTCAGGAAGAAATCTATTAGTCATTATATTAGCCCTACTTATGCCCGTTCGATGGCTTTCCATCGACTGCTGAAGGAGATTGCGAGGCCATTAATTAAGTCTCATGGTATTCAGCCGGTTCCTTGGATATTATGGGCGAATGATAGTTATACTTCTTGTCGTTCTGGTGATCGTATGGATAACCTTCGAGGTGATGCTAGCGATCTTATCTGTCTCGATGAAGCCTGTATGTTTGCTGAAGATGATGTGAATGCGGTTATTAGGCCGATGCTTAGTGATCGTAGGGGTACGTTGATTTTGGCTAGTACTCCGAGGGGGTTCGATTGGGTTCATAAGTTATATGAGCAGGGGCAGAAGAAGAATAGGTTTGTTGAGTCCTGGCGGTTTCCGACATCTGCTGGTCCTGCTTTTCAGTCTGCTTTAGGTAAGTTGGAGTTGGTTGCGATACAAGAACAGATTCCAAAGATTGTCTATGAACAAGAGTATTTGGCGCTGCCTGCGGCGAATATCGCTAGAGTCTTTGGTAGGGAGGATGTAGATGCCTGTACGATACAACAGGATGCTCCGCCGTTAGGTCCGTCTCCTGGTAGGAAGTACCAGTTGGGGATAGATGTTGGTAGGGTTCATGATAATGGTGCTTTTGTTATTATGGATGACCAAGGGCTTGTTTGTCATGCTGAGAGGGTGTCCCTGAATGTTGCTTATGAGGTTCAGGCCCAGAGAGCAAATTTTCTGCGCATGAAGTGGGGTGCTGGTGTGATTATTGATACCACAGGAGGTGGTGCTGGAGGTCATCTGAATTATCTAGGGCCGGATGCAGTTATTGCTGTGTATCGTACGCGTATTGAGAATCTTCGTGAGATGCAGTGGAATACTGGTAGTAAAGAGAAGATGGTGATGGGATTATCAGTCGATTTTGAGCAGAGAAAGGTTAAGATCCCTTCTTGTTTCAAGGACTTATTAAGTGAGGTGGCTGCGTATGAGTATACTTATAAGAATGGTCTATATCGTTATTCAGCTCCGACTGGGTTCAGAGACGACGAGGTTGCAGCATTATTGATGGTTAATTTGTGCAGGAGAAATAACTGGCTCGGTGCTGGTACTGGTAAGTCTCTCGCTCTTGCATGGTAGGTACCTAGGTACCTAATAGTATATTCCAGGTAAATATATTATTGGATATAGAGGGTCCTATAATGCCAGTATTCCCTAGTTCGATTCCAATCAAAGACTTAGAATTTTATAACTCAGAATATAATCTTAAAACAATCAAGAAACACGAAGCGCTTTATAAGGGTGGTCAGGATTTCAAGAAATTAGCTAGAGAATTTCTGTCGATGCGTGAGATAGAGAAACTCAGGCCAGAACTCTATCAGCAAAGACTTGATAGAACTGCTTATACGCCGCATGCGGCGGTGATCGACTTCTTAGTCTCGGCTGTGATGAAGGAAGAGCCAGTTGTTACTGGTCCTTCTGATTACTGGACTGAATTGAATACTAATGCGGATGGTGATGGTACAGATCTAGCCATGATAGCTAGACACCTCTTGTTAGATGCTCTCCTACATGGTAGGTCATGGTTAGAAGTTTATTTTGGTGATGATTATATTCCAGACAACGATTCAGATGTTGATAAGGATAATACTCTTGATGCTAAGTTGCAGGTTGTTCCTCCTTGTATGGTTGACGATTGGGGTGAAGGTTTTGCCCGTATTCATACTAAGTGTGATGAACGGGATGGGATTTGGGGTCCCAACACCCGTAATGTTGAGAGATGGAATTTCTTGACTGATGAGGCTGTTGCGAAATATCAGTTTGTGAAGGAATTTAATCCTACTGCTGGTTCTCAGGAACAAAATGCAGTTTTGGTTGATCTTGAGGAGCATGATCTTGGGATTTGTCCTTTAATCAAGCTTGAGATAAGTCATCCTGGTATGTGGGTTATGAATAGGATTGATCAAATTCTGATTCAGATGTATAACCGCGAGTCTGCCCTTCAGTTTGCATTAGATCAGGGTTGTTACAGCTTACTGGTTCTGATTTTGAATAATACTCTTATTAATCAGGTGTATGCGTCAGAAGTTTCAGCTTTGAAGTTGGGTGTTGGTGAGGATGCTAAATTCATAAATCCAAGTGTTCAGATTTATGAGGCTGCGATGAAGGATTTGGAGAGGAGCCGCACGGAATTGGCCCGTGCTGTACATGGCTTATCTCTGGAAGCCGCAGCTAAGACCCAAGCGCCACGAGCTACTTTAGGCGCTACGAAATTACAGCAGGGGCCGATGGATGCTTTACTGGCGTCCTATGCGGCTCCTGTGAAAGACACTTTGCTTAAAGCCTTCACTGCGATTGCTGTGATGCGTGGTGAAGACCCCAGTAAGGTTGTCCTTGATGGTATGGATGATTTTACTGAAGTTCCTGAAGTTTCCTCCTCTGATGAGGAGTCAGACCCACCAGCGGGGTCTAGTAAATCCGCTGATAAGGAGATGTAAAGATGGCTAAGGAACTCGATCCTGAGAAGGATCTCATCGACGGAGACGATAACAAATCTCCCGTTACCCGTGAGGACTTTAACCGGATCATGCAACGTCTCGATGCACAATCGAAGTACATTGCTCGACTGGAGAAGGGCCTCAGCGGGAAGTCCGCTGCTTCTGAGGGGCGATCTCCTCAGGCAGAGACCAATGGTGATAATCCTCCAGGACTCCGTGAGCAGGTTGAGAAGCTTGCTCAAGAGCAGTCGTTGATCCGCCAAGAGCGTGACCAATTGAATAGACAGAAGATCGTTGGTTCATTGAGTCGCGTTCTCCAGAAGAAGGGCGTCCCAGCGTTGTTGGCTGAGGATGCGGCGGAGGTCGCTTTAAACCGTAATCAGGGTTCATTCAAGCTGAATGACAGTGGTCAGGTGAACTTCGAGCACAATGGTGAGTCTCTCACTCTTGATGCTTGGAGTGGGATGTACCTTGCCACTGAGAAGGGCGCTGCCTATATTCCAGCAAAGAGTGGACCGTCCCGTGTTAGTATTCCGAAGGCTGGGAATAAGAACACGGGTAGGACAGTGACAATCACGGCTGAACAGTTAGCATCGGGTGATTTTGACCCAAGCGCTGTTGAAGGAGATATCGCCATTGCTGAGTGATGGTTCCTTTCGAGGATAAACTCCAATGGCTCTTGCAAACACGATCAATGCGGCCCTAATGTGGCCGATGGCGATCAAAGTCCTGAAAACCCTTCGTGAAGAGGCTGGTATTCTTGCCGGACTCCAGCACGATTTTGACCCCGCACCGGCTGCTGTCAACGAGACGGTGACTGTCGGTATGGCTCCGCCGCTCGCGGTTGGTTCCGTGACTCCGGCTCCGTACCTGGCAGCGTTCCCTTCGGACATGACCTTCAAGTACCAGCAGATTTCTCTGGGGTACTGGGACAAGGCTGAATTCGCACTCAGTTCCAGAGATTGTGCGAAGATTCGGGTTAATGAGTGGGTGCCTCAACAGATGGTTCAGGCTGTGAGGTGCGTGCTCAACTCGATGCGTGCGAAGGCACTGGCTGCGTTGCTGAAGTGCAACGGCCATGTTCACAGCGCTCAGACTACTGGCTTCTTCAATGCCACGGATGGCATCAATGGTCTGGTTGATGCGCGTGCTACTTTGGCGCGTCAGTTGGCTCCCGCAGGTGGTCGCCGGATGTTGGTGGTTGATCCCCTGGAAGAGGCGAATGCTCTGAAGTTGGATCAGTTCTTGAAGGCGTACGCAGCTGGTGATGCGACTGCGTTCAGGAATGGTTCCACTGGTCGGGTGTTGGGGTTCGAGTTTGTTGTTGATAACAGCAATACTTTCCCCAGCTCGCACACGAATGGTGCTGACAACGGCGCATACGTGATGAACGGTGCGCATGCTCAGGGTACTACTGATCTGGTGCTGATCACTGGTGCCAATACCATTCTGGTCGGTGACATCGTGCAGGTGACTGATGCCGCGACTGGCGCGAAGTACAGCTATGCTGTCAAGACTGGCATTGCTGCTGCTGGCACGCTGGTGATTGAAGAGCCAGGCCTCATGATGGCGAATGCGACTGGTTCGACGGTGAAGGTTGAGGGTACGGCAAGCGCGGTTGTGAAGATCGCAGGCTACGCCTTTGATCCGAACGCGATCATGTTGGTCAGCCGCACTCCTTCCACTCCGGATGTGCAGCTTGGCATTTCACAGATCATCACTGATCCGCTCACTGGTCTCTCGCTGAAGTTGGCGTTGATTCCGGGTGATGAGGCTCAGATCTGGCGTGTTAGCTGCCTCTATGGTGTGGGATTGGTTGACCCTCGCCTCGGTGTACGTCTTACTTACTCTGTGTAATCCTGGTTTGGGGAGGAGGGAGAAATCCCTCCTCCCCAGGGTTTGGAGTAAGATGTGAATACTAATGAATTGATTCTTGAAATGTTGCATAATTTGGATGTGAAGATTATCCAGATGGATAAGAAGTTGGATAATCTTCCATGCGCTGCTCAGAATATTAGAATTGATCGGTTGGAGCAGAAGGAGTTGGGGCGCAAGGAGAGTAAGGCTACGATGTGGTCAATCGCTCTTGCGGCGGTTGGTGCATTTGGTTTGAGTTTGTGGACATGGTTAAAGGGAACTTAAGATGATTTCGATTTTCGAAGGAAACTTGACCAGTGAAGCTCAGTTGGAGAAAGAGATTGCTCTGACTGCTCAAGAACAACTCGCTTTAGCAGAGAGCATCATTCGTGGTGCTTGTGTGCTGCGGATTCATTGTGGTACGGCGTATGGTGCGCCTGCTGCCACGCTGGTTCAGATTGATTGCAGTTGGTATAACCTGTTCCTGGGTGATACCACTGGGCCAATTTGGCGTCCATGTGAGACGCTGAGTTTAGGTGCTGGGTCTGATAGTGACCTTGGATCTAATATTGAGTGTCAAGGCCCTCAGATCAGCCACCCGGCACTGGCTTGTTTCCCGACCATGATTCGGTTGCAGTGGAGCAACGTGGTTCTTGGTCCGAGTGCATGGATTGAGAATTTCAAATTGGGGATCATGCTGTCTAACGCTGTTCGCTAGGGGGTGTAATTTGGCTCTGACTAAGGCTCGTGAGATTGCCCTCTATACGATATTAGAGGTCCCTTATTCTGCT